CGGCGCGCTGATGGTGTGGGGGTGCTGGCCGGCAGGGTAGGTCGGCGCGGTATCACCGTTCTGCAGGTTTGCCGTGGTGAAATTCGGTGAACCTCCACCGACGTTGTTGTTCTGCGCACGGGGAGCACCGTGGGTGTGCTGGCCGGCTGCCGCAGCTGTGCCGCTGACCGAGTGAACATGCGCCCCTGCCGTGGAGAGGGTTGCAGCATGGGTATGGCTTGCGTTCTGGTGGTCCTGCCATGACCCGAGCGTGCGATTGAGGTCCGCTCCTCGGCCTTCGTCCAGCGCACGGATGAAATCACCTCGAAGGTCGGGGACATTGAAGGTAGTTGTACCGTTGCCCACCCCGTAGAGGGTTCCGATTGCGGCAAACAGCCCCGGGTATTCGGTTCGGCTGACTGCTGCGCCGTTTGCCTTGAGATACCCACGTGGCGCTGCGGCACAGGCGAAGAAACTGACCTCCCCTGCTGGCACTCCTTCCTGCCTGCTCCAGTCGCTCCAGACACCCGCAACGGCTGTGCGGCTCCACTCGTTACCCCCAGCGACGATCAGCTTCTGCGCACCATGATTCGAAGCGTTCCCCCACACCTGCAGATAGCCAGCCGTCGCATTCGGAGGAAGATGCGTGCACCCCGCACCGACGTAATACAGGCCACCTTCGTAGACCGTGTTGAGGTCCTTGTTCAGAAGGTCCGGCATGTCGGCGGTACCAAGCCCGTATTGCGCCAAGGTGCTGCGAACGAAAGCCGTGTTTGCCAACTGTGCAGTGCTGGTGCCGAGTGCCGCTGTCGCGGCCGTCGGCACACCTGCAAACGCCGGGCTATTGAGGGGTGCGAACTCGACAGGCGCACGCCAGGTACCGTCATTATTGCTTGATCGCAGGAACAACCGATCGGTATAGGGAATGTTGGCCAACTCGAACCCTCGGTTGTTCGAGTAGGTCAGGCGCTGCACGAAGGCATATGTTGGATAGGGCGACGTGGCTGATGGGTAGTAGTAATTACCAGAAGGCTGTGAATTCAACTCTTCGGCAGTGGCCGGGATGGCGCCGGTGAACAAGGTTCCAAGACCGAAAGAACCCAAACTATCGCGCAAGTGCTTGGTGTTCACCAGGCCCAGGCTGTTATCTGAAAGGGGTAACGTCGGGCACTGCGGCAGGCCTGTGAAGACTGGGCTGGCCAACGGTGCCTTGAGGTTCAATGCAGTGTCGATTGCAGCCTTGGTGTAAACGTCGGTGAGGCCGTAGCCCGCCACCGTGGTCGGGTTGCTGGCCGCCGTTACACGCCCATACTTGTCAACCGATACACTGCGATAGGTGCCTGCTGCGACACCACTGCGGCCAAACGCCATTTCGAAGGCCAGCCCCGATACGCCCAGGCTGATCAGCGGATCGGTGACCAGTTGCCAGGCGCTATCAGCATTGACCGTGCCCTTCTCCACCAGCACCAGCAGCCCCGGCGTCACCTTGGCACTTGTGTCGGCGTCCGAGGCTCGGGCCCAGTCACCGGCAGCGGCGACATAGACGCCATTGTCCTTGGCCAGCGTCTGGTTCTTCACCAAGACCCTGTTGCCGGCGAGCAGCGCCACGCCGTCGATCGCCTGCAGGCCCTTCAATGCAATATTTACCGTGGTTGCCGCAACCACCGAATGCTTGAAGTCCTGGCGGGCCAGCTCTTCTGTCACCCATTCGCGAGTGGCCAGTACCACTGCCGGGTCGATCTTCAACTGCACGTTACTAGTACTCGAGACCACCAGGTTCATGCGTACAACCTGGGTGCGGCCCGAGCCTTGACTCAGTAGCGGCTTGTAAGTCGGTGCACAATTGGCCACCGCGATCAGGTCACCATCGGCGTCGTAAAGCCCGATTTCCCGGATCCATTTGCCGCCGACGTCCGCCGGGATGACTTGCTCGGCAACGATGATCGAAGCGTCTTTGTCATCGACCTTCAACTGATTGAGCGGTGCCCTGCGCCACTCGCTGATCAGCGCTTTCTGCGAGGCATTCGGGCTCGGGTCGGTGCCATTGGCATCGCCAACCCCCATCTGTGTGATTTTCCACGCAATGCCCAAGGCATCCGCGTTGGCCTGTTTCGCCGCGCCCACGTTGGTGAGAATGGCGTAGAACTGAGAATTCTGGTCAACCATGTGCAATGTCCAAGGTATCGATTGTATGTTCGCGGCCGCCACGGCCTATGGCGCCAGTGATCTCGATGTCACGTGGTGCCAGCGGGTAGATGTCCAGTTCGTCGCCGTCCTGGACCGCGCAGCCGACATGAAAGGCGCCACGGCTTTCCAGGCTGATGACAAGCCCGGTCAGGTGGCGGCTGACCGGGCGGGCGTCGTCAATCAGCGACGACAGCTCCTGGTAGGTGCTCTCACTGATGCCCGCAGCAGAGACGCCGATTTTCAGTACGAAGGTGCCCGCCTGAGCTGGCGGTGTGGCCTGCCACCACTCCTGCACTTCAATCAGGTAGCCAAACGGTTCCACCACTCGCCGAAGTGCACCGAGCGTGCCCTTGTGGGCATGCACATAGAACGCCGAGCGAATCACCGAACGCTTGATCTCGTCGCTCCAGCTGTCTTCCCAGCGGTCCACCGACCAGGCCCAGGCCAAGTGATAAAGCAGCTGCGCGGGGCAGCTGTCAGGGCTGTAGAGCAAGCGCAGGCTGACCTTCAGGTCTTCATCGGCCGCCACTTCGATGGCCCGCTCCAGCGCCGTGCGGTTGAGCGGCAACAGGCTTTGCATGTCAGCCACCCCGCTTCAAGGTAAAACCGCTGCACCATGCCGCCTGGGCCTTGCTCGGGCGAATGTCGGCCCAACCGGTCAACTCGACCCGGCTGACACCGTCGATATGCAGCTGGGCATCGATGCCGGAACGGGCCACCTCCACGCCCAGCCGCCGCCTTGGGTTGATCCAGGCCGCCAGGCGGCGCTGGCACTCGGCAATGATCGCCTCGTACTCCGGACCGCTGTCGGCCAGGTACAGCACGGCATCGATGCGATACGGCAGGATCTGGGCGCTGCGCACATTGACCCGGTCGGCGACCGGGCGGATATCGTCGTCATTGAGGTACGCGGCCACCTGCGCCAGCAGCCCGGCGCTGGCCTCACCGTTGCCTTCCAAGCCCAGCACGGTGATATCCACCACGGCCGGCGACGGGCTTTCGGCGGTGGCGTCAGCCACCTGCCCCGAAGCGTTGCGGGCATGCAGGATGTAACTGTTGCGCGGGCCTGCGGTGGTCAGGCCTTCATAGACCAGTTGCACCCGCTCACGCAGGGCATCGTCCGCTTCCAGCAAGGCCGCGACGGGCGGGACGCTGGCCAGGTCCTCGGCCTGAATCACCAGGCGCTGCAGGCTGACGTTGGCCGCCAACTGGTCCAGGTCACTGCCCTGGGCGTAGGCCAGCAGCAGCGCTTTGGCGGCATCGTTGATGCGCGCACGGTTGAGCAGCTTGCGGTAAGCGCCGACCTCGAGCAGCTTGGTGACCGGGTCACTCTCCAGGTTGGCGTTCCAGGCGTCGCCCAGGTACTCGCGGAACGTCTCCAGATCGGCTTGGTAGAGCGCTTCGAAGTCGAGGTCTTCCAACAGTTGGGGGGCAGGCAGCTTGGACAGGTCGACCTGGCTCATACACTCACCTCCACCAACGCTTCGTCGCCCAGATAGCGGCCACTCAACGCCAGGCTGACCTGCCCGTCGAGCACCGCAACCACCTTGACCCGCTGTAACTGCAGGCGCGGTTCCCAGCGGCCCAGTGCGCGGGCCACTTCGGCTTGCACGGCGCTTTTCCAGCCCTCGTTGACTGGCAGGTCGACGAAACGCCGCAGCTGGCTGCCGTATTCAGGGCGCATGCGACGGCTGCCCAGCGGCGTGGTGAGGATGTCTTCGATGGACTGGCGCAAGTGATCGATGCCGGCCAATGGCTGGCCGGTGCGGCGGTCCATGCCGATCATGGTGCACCGCCCTGTTCATGGGTATGCATGGCATTCTCCTGATAAGAAAAAGCCCGCAGGCGCGGGCTTGATTCAGTGCTTGTGATTGGCCGTGTTGCCGGCGGTATCGATGATCCGCCCACCGCCGTTGATATCGCCGCTGACCCGCAGCGCGCCGTCGACGGTGACATTGCCAGTAAGGTTGATCGCTGCCGCCTGCAGGCTGATCGCAGCGTCGCGGACCTGCACGATGCTGGCGCCGACCTTGATGTTGGCGCTGCCGCCAGGCAGCTGGATGTCGTAATGGCTGGCCTGCCAGTCATAGCTGAGCGAGCCGCCATCGGCGAAACGCCAGACCTCGGCATGCTCGCGGTTGTCCGCCGCGCTGCCGGCATTGCCATAAAGGCCAGGCGGGA